GAACAGATGCCCAATTTAAATATGGTATGGTGTTACAAAGATTGTGATACATCATTAGTTATTCCCGATGATTTTGATGAAGATGAATATACACATTCTGGAGAACTTCGCTTCGTTCAAGATGATAATCAGGCCGCTAATCTTATCCTTACCGATTTAAAAGATGTTCTTGTTTGTTCTAAGAGAGATGGACGAATATTTTATAAACATAACAATTTATGGATATCAAATACTGATACTATTAATAATTTCCTACTCAATTACATTATAAGTAGTAATATCTGTAGATTAAATGAGAACAATTCATATGTTCCATACGCACAAAATGTAAAATCTGCACGTAATATTAGAGATGCTATTATTGTAAAAATTACTGCGCTTGATTATGAGTTTGAAATATATGATAAATTACATTATACTACAAAGGGTCGTATTGCATTTAGAGACGGTGTTTTAGATTTTAAAACAAAACAGTTTTATACTTGGGATAAGATAACATTTGAATATTATACCCCAGTTATAATTCAGTATGATTTTGAAGAATATTTTAAGAATCCAAATTTAGAAGATATTTCTACTATAAAACGTGATGTATTTAATATTTTATTTGGTAAAAAAATTGATACTGCTTTACATTTCTTATCACGTGCAGTCACTGGTCATTGTGAGGATAAGAATTGGGCTACATATCTAGGTAATAGAAATTGTGGTAAAGGTGTTATTTATGATGGATTGAAATACGCATTTGAATCATATGTAGAAACATTTGAGTTGGGTAATATTATGTATGAACGTCATAGAAATACAGATGATGCATCAAAGAAGTTGTATTGGTTGTTAGACCTAGAGTTCTGTAGATTGGCTATTTCTCAGGAAATACCTGATAATAGTAATATGAAAGTAGATGGTAAAATGTTAAAATCAATGGCTGGTGGAGGTGACACTATTGTTGCTCGTCGTAATTTTGATAGAAAAGATACCCATTTTATTACAGATACAACCTATATGATGATGGGTAATTCAGATTTAAATACAGATACAAAAGATACCAATGAACAGCGTATTGAGTTCAGTTCTGTTATTCAATTCAAAACACAACAAGAAATAGATGCATTTAGAGAGCAAGGTGAAAGTGAATTGTGTTTATCAGCCTACAAAGTAAAGGATGTTACTATTAAAGATAAAATTAAGAGTGATTCGTGGAAACGTGCTATAGTTTATTTACTATTCCAGAATTATAGAGATTCACCGGTTTCTATTATTAGAGAACTTAATTGTGATGATGATATGGTTTCATTGAGGTCTCTTATTTCACAGAAGTATGAATTAACCGGTAGTAATGATGATATGATACTTGTTAGTGATGTAGTAGAGACTCTAGAATGTCATAAAAAGAAACTAGTAAATGAACTATCTAGTATGAACATATTTGTAAAGAAATGTAATGCACGGAGTTCTATGAGAAATAAACTATGTTTCTATGGAATTAGAGAAATTGTAGTTAATACTAGTAATGATAGTGATGATTGTGATGATAATACAACTAATGAAGATAGTGTATTGTAAATAACTGCATATTTGTATTGGAGAGTATAGTTTCTAATACAAAAATATAGAATTGTGAGTAGGAAATGACTGGCGCTTTTTTGACTCCGTGGCGCCAAAAAAAAGGGCTTATTTCAATCTTTTCTTTTTTCCAGAAAACAATTACACATTTTTGTAAATGAATAGTTGGGATGAAGAAACTTTTCAAATAAGGACATTTTTCTGGCGCCACGGAGTCAAAAAAGCGCCACCCCTTTTTCTCCCTATATAATCCCTTGTATATATACGGCGCATTGATGCAACTCGTGGTGCTTATTCTGTAAAAAAGATACTATTTAGTTAAGAAATATAATTATAAATATAAAAATTGTATACAAAACATTTGACAATATACTCTATATTTTCCTGCAATTAATAGCGTCCCAGCGAACTTAACAACCAGTAGGCAACACGTTATATGGTGGCTTCGCCACCCGGGGCGGGCGAAGCCCGCGGAGCCGAAGGCGACTCCATATATGCAGTCCCATATTTTATAAAGTATTTGAAAAATGGTGATTCTCAGGTGAAAATACAAAAAAGCATCACAACCCTTCAAAGCTCTTTATATAGTTTTTACAAATATTATATTCTCAGGGTATATAAGAATGATTGTAAAAATAGATTACTCCCCTCTAAAAAACAAACGTTTTAGAGCAACTATGAATGACAATAGGACTATAGATTTTGGTTTAAAAAAAGGACAGACCTTCTTAGACCACCATTCCACTTCACTCAGAGAAGCTTATCATTTACGTCATTATGCAAACAAAACAGAAAAACAGCTAATAGATAATCTAATTTCTAGCCCGAGCCTACTGAGCTATTATCTTCTGTGGGGTCCAACAACCTCTCTTCGTCGCAATGTGGAATTATTGAATGCTCTTTGGAAACAGAAGCATTCCGCAAAATAACCGACCGTTTCTCCAATTCCTGTCTTTGCAATTCTTGTTTCTGCAATTTCATCGCTTTATAATATGCTTTAGAATAAGCTTTTGACTTTTCTCTATTCACTAACCTATAAATCCTAAAGTATTCACGATTCCTTAGATAAAAAGCCTTATTCCGTTCCTTTTGTTCAGGAGTGACTGTCATATATATAATAAATATATTTCTAAAGGCATATTTATTATTTTTTTTTGAGGTAATACTGACGTTGATATTCCCTTTTTTTCACAGCATTGGCTTGATAATATTCCTGATTATATTCCTTTATTTTATCAATATTTGCTTCATAATACTGGTGCTTTTTTTCTAATATATTTCCAGAATTATCCTGATAATATTCCTTTTTTGTTCGTGTCGGAATACATTTATTTACACACTCCATAGTTTCTATATAAAATCTTTCACGTCTATGTAATTCATCTCTATTGTTACAATTAACAGATTCCAATAACACAATAATAGGTTCTCCTAACTCAAATAGCTTATACGAGGAAACATAGGGTGCTTTACCTAAACCCCATCGCTTATAATCTCTTTTATGACTTGCAAGTCTATGAGCAACTGTAGGTTCAGTGGTGCTTCCTATATAAGTTAATCCACAACACTCCATCTTATACACTTTTGATTTTGAATAATCAGGCATTAGTATATATTATGCATTTATATTTTTTTATATGGTTATTCTACTAAATATTAAAACTTTAATAAATTAAAATTCTTATAACATTTTCCATCAGTAGTATCAATATCTAGGTGTGCATAAGGTGCATCATATACGTAGTCATACAACTTTTGTGAATCGGCCTTTTTCATATTCAGTAGCTCTTCAGATAATGAAGCCCATTCTGCTAATGATTTCGGCTTAAAAATAGTGATATTTGTGAGTTGCTTTCTCAATATCTTCGGAAAGTAATGGTATGATTGTAAAGTAAAAATAAATGCAGTATTTAAATGTCTCGCCTTGATCATCATAGTAGAAAGTATTTTCTGTATGGCTTTGTCACTCTTGTATGTATCAGCAAAATCATCTATTATTACTAAATTATATTCCACCTCCCGCTTCTCATCATCATCTTCATCTCCTTCTTTAATAGATTTCAATGTATCATATAACTCTGTTAGGTTCTCAACATTTAGTTCGTGGTATAATGTAGGATGGTTTTCAAATGGATGCTTTTTAACCGACATAAATGATACCATAGGACAAAAATAAAATACATTGGAGAACTTACCACGATATAGATTGGTTTTGAAGAAATTGAGCATCATAGACGTTTTCCCCGAGCCACCAGAACCATTAATAGCCCATATAAAACCATTTCGCCTAGGTATATCATCAATGATTTTAGGTATAAAAATGTCCATTGCTTCTTTTACAGGCTTAAACTTCGGTAAATTGGTATTTTTAATTAATTCTATAGAACCTATTGGCATAAATATAATATATATACATATTATATTATGGAACAAAAGCCATTACGACAGAGGAAAAAACTGAAATTATACAAGGCGCTAAAGATTGCCTATATGCGAGGAAATGAGCGGAGACAGGCCAAAATACTAAAACGGTATGGCTATATACTAGACAGGGATTTATCCGATGCACGAGAAACAATGGTAGCATACAATCCATTTGATAAGAAGGTCCTTTTTGTGGCTAACGGCACAGATGTCAAGTCAGAAAAAGATTTACTAACTGATTTTGGTTTAGGACTTGGAAAAGTAAGAACATCTGCCCGTTTTTTAGACACAAAAAGCATACTGAATAAAGCACACGATAAATACAAGGATTCCAATTTTATATTAGCGGGAACTTCACTTGGTGGTAGTTTAGTAAATTATGCAGCCGGACCAAAAGACAAAGTAATTACATATAATCCAGCATTCACCCCCGGGGCGGTAGCCAGACCGAATGTAACAAATTATAGAACCCAAGGCGATATGATTTCTGCATTTGCGCCAAAAGAAAACACAACTATTCTGAAACCGAAACCGGTAGATAATACAGTAAAAACAGCCCCCGATTCTGTTATATATAGCACACTAAAACAAGCGGCCTTGGTGGGGGCAAAAGAAGGATTATCTACACTAGGACTAGGAGCAATACCGGCGGCGGCAGCCAGCACTGCAATAATAACCGCAGCCGATCAATTGATAAAAAATAAGGACAATTTGCTGAAACCGCACAAAATAAGTAATATAGAAGGTGCGCCAATATATTTATAGTCGCCCCCTATGCTTGGTCGCCCATAATTTTACCAAGTGTTTTACTCATTCTCTTTCTGTTTTTTTCAGCATAAATCAATGCTTTGAGTTCTTTATTAGAAACAATAGGTTTTATAGGGAAACCGGTAAGTTGTTGGTATTCAGCCTCCATTTGTTGGCGCAATTCACCCTTGGTTTTACGCTTCTTTTTGGAAACGACTTGTGGTTCAGGGGCAACTTCTTCAGGTGAAATACCGAATCCTACATCTTCGGCAATATTCTTAGGTATTTTAGATTTCATAGCAAGTTCGGCTAAAGATATGGGAACACGAGGTGTTCGTATAGAAACAGGACTTTCTAACTCTTGTAGGGTCTCTGATCTAGAAGGCAATTGCAGTATTTCTACAGCTCCTTCAGTCCCAACTTGCCCAATATCCTCTAAAATAGAAGGAGGAGGTCTGACAGGTTCAGATAGGCTTTTAGCTAAAGATGGTTGCTCTTGTGGAGCGTGATAAAAGGTAAGAGGTTGTTGTGGGTAGATAATCTGTGGAGGAAACGCTTTGAAATCAACACCTTGTATGACTCTTGGTGCTCGTTTTGCTCGTTTCTTGCGTGGTTTCTTCTCAGGAAGATTGACAACAACTCTAACATTTTGAGATTGTTTCTGTCTCTGTTTTTGTTCGGTAGATGCTTTGGATTTCTTTGGCATATTTATATTATATGATTATATAATAAAAACACAGCTAAAGTTTATGTTCTCATAAAAACTTATGCATTATTACAGGTGCAGGGGCAGGAACAGGTGCAGCAACAGGTTTAGAAACGTGTTTCTCTGCCTTTGGTTTGGTAATAGATTTAGATTTTTTAAGAACAATAATCTTAGCTTCAGGAATAGAAACATCGTCATCGCTATCTTCAGAATCAGATTCGGAAGAAGAAGAAGCAATTTCTACAATTTTAATATTTCGCTTTGATTTGCTTTTTTTGACTTTAGCAGGTGGTTCTTTAACTTCTTCTTTTAATTTTTCAAGGTTCTCATCAATGAGTTCTCTACGTTTAATGAGTTTCAATTTACTAATTTCCTTTTGTTTCTGACGACTGTGTTGTGCATTAGCAATACGGTCATTATTGACTTTAATCATCCTATCTCTAGCAGCGGCTCTTTGTTCATCAGTATAATTCCTCTTCTGTTTAGGTTTCAAAAGTGGTTGAGAAATATCCTCTTCAATTTGGTCGGGGACAGTAACGGGGACAATAGAATCTTGTTGGTCCATTGTATATATATCCCTAAATATATTAATTTGACTATATAATCTATTTTATAATATTTAGCAAATATATAGAATGGCATCTTTCAAAGAAATCCAATTAAAAAAGCAAGTAGATAGAATATTTGGAAGTTCTCCACAAGCTGAAGAAATAAAGGCAATAGTTATAAAGGCAAATACAACCGGATATACTCAAGATGAAATCAATGCATATATCAGGCAAAAGGAAGAAGATTTAAAAGCAATACTAGACTATTTTGTATTACCAAATGAACCAACTGTAGAAAGCAAAACGATATATGACCGAATATTATCTACTTCTATAATAGAAGAAGATGCAAAACCAGATAGAAATGAAGATAGATGAGAACTCGCTAATAGAAACAAAAGAGTTGATTTTATCTACCAAAAGTGATTCTTGTATCCTTCTAAATGGAGACAAGAAAAGTAAAGCATTGTATAATCTAAAGGATTTCATAGATTTTGAAGGGGATAAAACCATAGATTTTGTCACCATATCAGTTCCATTTGCAACAATACCTAATTCAATGTATAATATAAATGATTTAGCAAATAAGTTAATGGTCCAGTTCAATTCAACCAATTATACCTATACATTCCCCAACGGGAACTACACATATATTACATTTATTTCAACATTCCAAAGCATATTACCATCACATTTTGGAATAACTTATAATTCTATAAGTAATAAATTCACAATAACAAATACAACTTGGACATTTTCTCTATTAGCAGAATCAACAATAGATTACATAGTGGGATTTTCAGGAACGCAAAACTCAAGCACTGCATCCGCCCCGTATAGTTTAGTTCTTCCAAGAGTAATCAATTTCTTGCCGACTCCAATAATAAATATATGTTGCGATCAAATAAATAATGGACAAAGTTTAGGGACTAATTCTAATGCTTCCTTTAGCAATATATTGGCTTCTATTCCAAATGTAAGTAAATTGAATAATGAAATAGTATATCAGAATGTGAGTGATGAGTTTGTCATTAAGAATACATCGCATAACAATCTAATAATAAGTATTTTGGACGATGATGGCGCATTTATAGATTTTAATGGAATAAGTTCTTGGTTTTTACTACGATTCAAAATCCACAAAAAAATAAAGGTAGTAAAAGGAAACTTTAGCGATTTTCTCGTGAATGCGACAAATAGACGCAATGAATTACAAATAGAAGAATAATATTATCTTTAGGTATATATATATAGAATGTCTGTAGTAATCGGGTTACCTAAGGGGCTTTTGCCCTCACCAGCTGCTAGTTTATCTTCAGAATGTAGATCGTCTTGGATAAAAATTCAACCCAATAATGTAGCGTCAGTTGTTTCCGGAACAACGAGTATTGCTGCCTCCACTAACAACAATCAAATGTCTTTCCCCTCCCAAGAAATCCGCTTCTCGATTCCGGTTGGACAAGGAAAAAACGTGTGGTGCGACACCTCAAAAACTACCTTGTCATTCAGGGCGAGATATGAGGTATCAACTGCCTCGGTAGGGTCTGCAACAATCACTTCTAATCTTGTGTCCAACGGTCTAGCTTGGTTTGATAGAATCCAAATGCTAAACAGCAATGGACAAGCCATAGAAGATGTCACCGGATTAGCGATTGCTGAACACCACAAACAGATGTATAATTTTGATTCCGCAGAAAGAGACTCAATGGCTCTAGCTTATGGATACAAGTTCCAAGATGAAGCTACTGACAGTCGCAACGACTGCACTGGTCATAGTATCACAAATCTTACAACCACAACTACTCTAGCAGTAGGTTCAAGCTATTACTCTTATGATATGCCCCTTCCATCATCCTTTTTTGGTGCAGGAGCAAAGGGATTCTGCCCAGTTGGTGCTTTGCAGAAGTTGGACTGCTATTTAACTACTAGTGCTATTCAACCAGTTATCATCATTGCCGGTTCAGGAATCACAACATCCGCTGTTGTGAAAGTAACCCTTGATAACTTCTCAATCAACGCATACTATTTGACGCTTGATGATAAGAGTGCTGCTCTTTTGGGAAGCCCAAAAATGCACTATTTGCACGGAATTACTAACCGCACATCCAACTCCACGCTAAACTCCGGAGTTTCAGGTCAAATTTCAGTTTTGATAGGCTGCAGAGGTCAGTCAGTGCGGTCACTATCAACGAGATTTTCCGAGAATGCTTATACAACTGCAGGTTCTCTCAATGGTATTTTTGATAGTAAGCTACCATTATGCAGTCAGCTCAATTATTTCATCCAAGGCTCAACGCGTGTGCCGCCTAATCCGCATAATACCAACCAAAACCCCGCATCTGTGTTTTTACACGCTCTTCAAGCATCGGAAGCCTTTACTGAAAAGGCAATGAAGTTTGGAGGTGTCCCATACACTTTCACTACATATTTGGCTACTGGAACTGCTCCAACTGCTGCCAACGGATATGATCAGAATATTGTTGATGCCGGTTCGGATACTTACCAAGCTTCTACTCAAAACTTTTCATTTTCTGAAGATTTGCGCAAAGCATCTACGAGTGCTATTTTGGACGGAATGAATTTTTCTGTTTCGGCGAACAACTATTTAGAAATGAATATCACCAATGCACCCACTAATACCATCTACTGCACCTTCATTACTAGTCAAGATGTCATTTATCTTATTGATATGGAGCAAGGTAGTGTTGAAGCGAGAATCTAAATATAAAACTGGTTCTATAATCAAATAAAGTTTAATACATAAAATAAAATCTATGTATTAAATATAGTATGAACGCTTGGATTCGTCACGTCAAGTCTTGGTCAGCCAAGAATAAAATGAGTTATAGAGATGCATTAAAGAGTCCTGCTTGTAAAGCAGCATACAAGAAATAATTACTTTTTGATATACTCCAATTGCTGTTTAATAGAATGTCCCATATCCTTAGATAATTGAGTAAGCTCAGCCAATTTAGGAACATCTTTCAACTTATCAGTTAAATAGATATGACGTAGCATACTTGTAGATATTTTACCATCAAATAAAAAGTTCAGTTTCTGAGCCATTCTTTGACTAGTATAGGGCTCATTTTTCCCATTAACAATTAAATAATCATTGTTATTGATAACAATAAATCGTTTTAAAATCTTCATAAACTTACTGGGGATATCAACCGTTTGAGTATTATAGAACTTGGCGGTTTTGTAAATATTGAATACAAATTGTTTATTTTCAATATCCAAATAATTATCAGTTTTTGTATCAAAGTTGCGTATTTTCATCATATTCCAGTCTAAACTTCTCCTTGGTGGAAACCATATACCGCAAGTAACTGCTAATACAATAAAATCAGTTATAACAGATTCATCGTGTGTATCAAGATGTTCTTTTTTCATTTTTAAAAGCGGTTTAGCCTTTTTATAATGAATATCATATAATGATTTCACTTCAGAATAATCAATCCAGTTTTCAGCTTGTGTCTCGCTTTTAGTTTGAGTTAATAATAGTTCATTTGTAGCCTTAATGTCGCTAGTAATTAATGTTTTATACTTATGATTATTATCAGGAATAATAGTTAAAATGGCTGCAATAGTAGTCTTCCTAATACTAGGTTTTTTATCTTTTAAAATATCAATAATTTCATCTTGATTATCAAACCATTTTAAATCAAAATTGGATTCTTTAGGGTGGTGTTTATAGTAAAGACTTTTTAACAACGAGATATATGTTTTAATACTAGATTTAGAAATATTTGGTTTGTTTTTTCTAATAGTTTCTTCTAAATGTTCCATAGTTTATATTATATAACTATATAATATTTTGTCTTTAAATGGTTAATATATTAACTAAATAGAAAGTGGCTTCGCACCCGGGGGGGTTTTGGTTAATGGCGTAATAGTCTGTTAATAGTTAATGGTGTAATAGTCGGTTAATAGTTAATGGTGTAATAGTCTGTTAATAGTTAATGGCGTAATAGTCTGTTAATGGGGTTATAGGCGGAATTAAAATATTTTAATTCCGTCTATATCTATTAAATACCTGTTATATAAACACGCTATTTCCAGTTAATGGTTAAATACGCTATTCATAGTTAATAGATAAACACGCTATTTCCAGTTAATGGTTAAATACGCAATTAACCGCCCCGGGTGCGAAGCTATTCCACAGGGTCATACAATTCAAACTGCAAACTCAGGCTATAATTCGGCATATTCGCATTAAATAGTATTTCTTGTATTGCATCATAGTATTGTATTCTAAATTGCATTATTCCACTAGGTATTGGGCTTACTTGAGAACCATTCGAATGCATTAATGTAGATGTAGCATAAGAATATCCTATGAATTGTGATTGTCCTGATTCTGCTTTATTTAATGGAGATGTAGTGCAAATATGCAGTCCATTTATACCCAAACTATTATTTGAACCTAGCCCTACTAAAATTACAAATCCGACTGAATCGTTTAAATCTCCTGCTCCCCTACCGTTTGAGACTAAACTACCTCGCACCTGACATTTGGAATACTTTTTATCTATACCGTTAAATAGACTATCAAAATCCACTTGATATAATATATCTGAATTATTTGTTGTATCTAAAGCAAATCCTCCATTAGCTACTGTCAATTCTGATATTAACTGTAATGTAAATACTTCTCGTGTCATATACATTAATAGATATATTTTATTCAGTTATATAGCTCAAATTGGAGAACCAATCTATAACTGGGCATACTTGCTGTTGCTTGTAAAGTTCCTGCTACTGAATTGAATGCAACTCTAAATTGTCTTACTCCTTCTGGAACTTGAGTCACTTGACACCCATTCGCGGAATTGAGAGTGCTTACCGTATAAAAGAAACCTGTTAATGTTCCTGATACATTTGAATTGGTTGGAGACATATTTGCAAGCTGTATACCATTAATACCTAATGTGTTTCCTGAACCAAGACCTTGTAATATCAATGCCCCTGAAACTGTATCTATCGTTGTTGTAGTTGATGCAGTTGAAATCAGATGACATCTAACTTGACATTTTGAATATATTTTATTACGGTTATTAAATAGACTGTCAAAATCTACTTGGTAGAGAACATTAGACTTATTTGTATTATCCAATACAAAACCACCGTTTTGTAGTGTCGTATCACTTGTTAATGCTAAACAGAATATTTCTCGTGCCATTATATTATTATAATAGATATTATTTAGTTGAATAATTCAAATTGCAACAACATTGAATAATCACCGATGTCAGCTGATGGTTGTATATTTCCCAATACATTCTTATATTGAATTGCAAAATTGCGAGAACCTACTGGTATTTCATCCAATTCTACCCCGTCTATGTTCTCTAAATAATTATATTGAGGATTATTTGAGTGTCCGAATACAGTATCACTTGATGCTAAGCGTCCCAATGAGATATATTGAGTAATTGGCAATGCTATGAGTCCTAGTGTGTTTTTAGTGCCGAGTCTTTGTATTTCTAAATACCCCATAGAATTAATAGAGGAACTTGGTGGAACTAGCATTGATATCATCTGTGCCCGTAAATTACATCGTTTATATAGCTTGTCTCTGCCTTGGAACAGTGCATCAAAATTGACCTGATATTGTGTATTTGAATCTGAACTATTATCAAGCATAAATCCACCTTGTGATACTGATTTTGTGCTTAATAATAACAAAGTGAATGCTTCTCGTGAATTCATTATATACTTATCAAATATTTTATATTTAGAATATATATATGAAACAAACTGAATCTTTTGAGAACCTTGCAGATGCTATTACAGAACCGACTATATCAGACAGGATAGAAGTGCAAATTAATAGTTTTTTGGGATTTATGTGGTTGCTGATAACGGGCTACTGGTTTGACTATCTTTTAAACAGCTTTAGAAGGAAATAAATACAATTGTTTTATATTTTAAAATATTATTATAATATAAATGAGTGATATCTGTGCCTTCAACGTATTTCCAAATATAACAATTACTAAAAAGGTTGTAAAAGCTATTCTTAGGGTTACTGAATATATACCTTTTGTGAAGGCCAGTATAATGGTTATGCTTTTTGATGAAAACGATAAACTTGTTGATACTAGATGTTATATAATGGATTCTACAAATGGGTTCTCCGAATGGAGCAACGATGATAAGTATCTTATCAATTTTGTTAAAGCTAGATTGGGTTTGTAGGCTACAAAAGAAATGCCAAGACCAACATAATCAACAACTTATTAACGCCCAGCTTGACAGCAATAACGCTAATAGCGATGTCTATTGGGTTTGTGAGTAGAGCACTCGTTATTATAGCACCGTGTTTTATATTAAATAACCTTGTGAGTCTATTTAATGTGTAATCTATTGTAATATCACGGCCAATTTTCATAAGATTTCACGCCTTTTTACAGAACAATTGTTTTAGACCAACGCGAAATAACTTATAATAACTAACTTTTTTTATCATTCCGTTCGTATGTATAAATTGTATATTATTTGATATTAATGTTTCTTCATCTGGCGTAAGACCAAAAAGCGTTGAGAATATACTTATAGCCATCTCTTTTTTACTAATCTTATCTTTCTTAAATATGAGGTTCTCGATCATATTGCAAACGAGCATAAGAAACTCGCTGTCGTTCTTATATTTTGCGTCATTCAGTCTCAAATCTGTAAGGCGTTGGATTATCTTTGCTTGCACTTCTAAAAACTTCCAATTTTGGAGAAGATTAGATTTTAATGGAATTAGTGTGAGATCCATTATATATATACCAAAAGATAATATATTTATCCATTGGTTCTCTTAATTACAGTTGAAACCAAGCATACGTCGGAGCATTTGTTAAAAGCATTGGAACTAATCTCACAATATATCCTCCAGATGCCATCAGAGCTTGTGCTGTTGTGCCTCCAACATTTGTTTGATTGTATACATTTTGTGTGCCATTTCCAATAAATGAGACTACTGTAGTTGTAGTTCCACCCACACGTCGGAATTGTATTTCATTTCCAAGATGACTTGCATCGATTGTTGGTAATGTGATAGTAAATGCTGTTGCTCCTGCAGAAATACTATAATATTTATAAAAGGAATTACTAGCTGTATAACTAAGTGTTGTAGCACTTGATATTAATGTATTAAATGCAGTTGATGGCCAATAATTAGTTACACGAAGCGGATATGAAAATGCAGAGATGCCACCACCAAGATTAAGGTATGATGCATCTGCGCCTGCTTGTTTTCCCGTTATCGCTATTACTGATGACTCTGCTCCTGATGTCCCACTGGAAACATAACAATTCATATTACCATATCGTGTTGTTACTCCTGATGTGCTATTTTTCATATCAAATGTAATTATACCACACGTATCATTTGGGACTGCAACGCTAGTTTTTGTATGTAAGAAATTGAGATTGGGATTATTGCTTACCGAATCATTAATTGTTTCTATTCTTGTGCTTGTAACTGTAGGAGAACCAGTTGTATCTTGAAACGTTTTTATACCTTGGATTGATTGTGATGTTGTTAAATCCACATATTTTTTTGATGTATCCTGATTTGTTATTATCCAAGCAGTTCCTGATGTATTAATACAAATCAATGTTAAATAATATTCTGAAGAGGAAAACGCATAAGTATTTGTATTTCCTGCCGATGAATAAATTGTTAAACCAGTTGAGGCAGTAATTGTGATTGCTACTGGTGCTGATGAATATGATTTTACTATTGTGAATCTTGCTCCTATATTTTGAGTAGCAGGAACTGGTAAATCAATATTTGTAGTTGTGCTGGTATATATATTAATATGTTCTCCCATTTCAAAAGTAAGTGCTTGTGTTGCTACTGATGCTACATTTGTATTAAACAAAATACGGTTTTTATTTCCAATTAATAGACTTTGATATGCTCCTGTAATAATATTATAACCTCCAATTTTAAAGGTGTCGTCGTCGTCTACATTGAAAAAACTACCAATTGCTACAGAGTTTGTTAAATCTGCTTTTGTTGTATCTACTGCTATTCCTCCAAAAAAACAACCTCCACCAGTAGAAATGCCATTACCAACTTGTCCTCCTAAAAAACAACAACCCCAACCTGTGTTTATATTTGCTCCGCTATTAATTCCACAAAACAAACCTTGGTCGTTATTAAGTGCATTTGTCCCCAATTGACAACCGAAAGCTTGTCCTCCATTCCCATTATATACTGGTAAATTACTTGCTCCAAAAATGGATATGCCTGATTTATCACTAAGACTTACTCCTGAATTATAACCTACTATTGTGCTGTCTGAAAGAAATGCACTTCCTGCTGAGGCTACATTTGCACCAATTATAACAGATTTTTGTATCCAACCATTCTGCCCTGCATTTGAACCAATAATCACATTAGAATAACTCGGACCTGCATAAGCATATCCTGCCTGTGAAAGATTTTTACCGGCTTGGTATCCTATTATCACATTATCATCTGGTGAAATAGAACTATTCTTTGTTAAACCAGCACCTGCATTATATCCAATTACTACATTTTTACTTGCTGTGTTATTTGCTGTTGTTATGGAGTCGCCTTGTATTGTATTTGTTCCGAAAGCGATATTGTAACCTGATGATGCTGTAGCATATTGCATTGAATTAAAACCCATTTTTAAACTTTGTATATTTAATGAAAAATATGGTAATAAATTGTTTGCTATTAAACTATTTTGAAATGTGTTAGTTGGACCATTAAAGTTTGATATGTTTACTACTGTTAAATTATCAATATTACCATTTTGTATTCCAACATTTTTAGTGAAAGTGCAATTTAACATCGTATTTGTGTAAGTATTTACTGTAAAATCGTGCCGAACAGAACCGGATGTTGGAATTGATGGATAGTAAAAAAATATATCAGGTGAATTTATTGCTACAATACCATTTATTCCAACGCTATTATTAAAGGTTGATGCACCTGAAAATGTTTTTGCACCTGATATGCTTTGCGTAGTGTTTGTATCAACAAAACTTCCCACTAATGCGCTAGTCGGTATTGTCGCCGATGTAATTGATGCTCCACTCATCACAGGAGCAAGACTAAACGTCTTAAGACCTGAGAATGTTTGTGTTGAAGAAAGTGTCGCTGTAATGAGTTGATTAGGAAATTGTGATGTCATCTGCCATTGCGTTGTTCCTGTTGAAACTGCTATTAAACTAATCCATCTATCATTACTATCTAATGGCCTTGTTGTTAGCACTGCATTATTGAAGTCATACAATGAATACCCTGTTGCAGGATTTATTGTAAATGTCCCTCCTCCAGTTCGAAAAATAACTATTGAACAGCCGAGATTCGCTGCGGATACAACTGGTAGTTGAAATACTTGCGTAGCAGTCCCCGTAAATATGATATATTGTGCGGAGTTATATGCCCACACGTAGGGACTTGTTGCACCGGTTGCCAAAGTTAATAAGTTAGTTAATTGACTCTTGTTTGCAGTTGAAAAAGTGTTTGAATCCACATATGATTTTGAAACCAATTGGTTAGATGCAGTTATAGATGCTGAAGCGTCCATATAGTAATTATTTCCATACACATTGCCACCTACATCTAATGCATATGTTGTGCCTGCATTTTTATTCACTCCTAAAGCAGTTATTGTGGTATTACTTAGTTGTGAATTACCATCTACTCTTAGAGAAACGTTAGAGTAGGTTCCGGATATAGTATTTGAATTATTTATATGTGTGCTGAAGAACTTATTGATCGTCCAACCAAAACTACTCATTTTATATTATAACTATATTTTAAAATATAAAATGGACCATAAATCACCATTGGGTAAAAAAATTATTAAACAAAAAACCATTTATATATACTAAATCAGCTAATCCACCGACATACACTGCTCCACCTGCTCCAGATGCAGAGGAAAGCGTTGTTGAAGGAGAATATATATAATTAGCTCCAGTTGTGCTACTTAATTGGATTTTACCCAATCCTGTCATTGTCGTCGTCAAATTAATAGTATCGGTATCCAGATTATTACAGTCTACAGTTCCAGCAAAAGCTGTATTGTCAGCAGTCGCTGTTTGATTCTGTGTTTTTGACTCAAGCGTTCCAACCTGGCCATTGAGTGTATCAATATCTCCTTCTGCCGCAGTTATTGCCGTAAGGGCCCCATCCATTGCAACTCCAAGCGCATTACATACAGAATTAGTTCCTGAAAATGTTAGCCATAATGCCGGAAAAGCGCCAACGACCACATCCACCCCTAAACAGTAAGCTAACGCCGCTACACCCGCGGCTGAACCGCTGCTATCCCCAGGAGGCCCAGTTGGTCCAATTGGTCCAGTATCTCCTGTGTCCCCCTTAGGGCCGGTAGGACCATTTGCTCCATTTGTCCCAGCTGGGCCCTGAGGACCTTGGATTCCTTGAGGACCTACCTGATTATATTGCACCTGTTGAACTGTCAATATAAAAGATGGACTGAGCGGGGACACATATGGAGTGGTAGTTGCTGGTATGGCTTTTAAAAACATAGAAACATCTGTTGTTTGCCAAAATATGCTAATATAATCCGCAGCTACTAATTTCAATATTAGATTGTATGTCAAAACCATATTACCATTTGTAGTTGTTATTGTGCTAACGCCCGCCGAGTCAGCTATATCTACTCCATTTTTTCTATACCAACATTTTATATTGGATGCATTAGCATTGGATGATGACAATTGAAAAGATAATTGGAAATTATACACACCTGAATTGAGAACCTTAACACTGTTGTAATTTGTTCCGTTTAAATCATATAAGATTACCGCATTATTATTCGGATCGGCATTGTTTAAAGTAGCATTATATGCAACATTTACACTTACCGCAGTTTGATTTATATTACTCCAAAATGTTCCCCAGTAACCAATACTATTTGTTATATTTATTATACCATCAATCTGTTCTTGGATTGTCTCATAAGTATGAATACCCTGTAGAGTAGCCCATTGTGGATTTCCTAATCCTAAACTACTTATAGAGAACTCATTCTGCACATTTAGGTTATAAAAATCTTGGTTTAATTCATCATCACCTAATAGCGAAGGGAAATCCGTTTTTCCTAGTCCAAGAGCACTCATTTTATTGTATTGCTATATTATAGATGCATAAATTATTCTTAGGAACTACCGATATTCATTCTATTTCTAGAGAATATGATAAATTGAAAAACGTATCTGATTATAAGATAAATACTAGATTAGGTAATTCCATTGTAGATTATTTCACTTTAGAGGAACGGCTTCGCACCCGGGGCATTAAAAATATATCTTTTAATGAATATTGGGAGAACCAACAAATGTATATTGATAAATGGCCTTGTATTCAAAAATTGATATTTTGGTGTGATTGTCATAATAGGTATATCGAGCAACCCGAGAAGAGGGCAAAATATATATTCAATCTATACTTTGGCAGTATACAGATTTTCAAGCCCATTGTTGCAATGGAAATATACGACCGGTTTCCTAGTTGTAGGCGCATCCTAGATCCTACTATGGGATGGGGCGGTAGATTGATTGGTGCATCTATTAGAGATTGTATTTCCTATACTGGTATTGATTCTAATTTTAATTTGAGAGAACCTTACAATAAAATGCGGGATTTTTTGAGAGATAAATCACCCATTTTGATAAACACTCATTTCTGTGATGCTACCCAGTTCGATTACTCTTCTATAAAATACGATATGGTATTCACTAGTCCTCCATATGAAGACATTGAGAAGTATAGCCATATGCCTACATATACTGACTGGTTTTATGAGTTCTATCAACCATTATTTAGAAATACGTGGGAGCACTTATCTGTAGGAGGCGTTTATATACTCAATATTTCTCCCAAAATATATAAGTATGCTATGAAAGTATTGGGAGAAGCTGATACCATTATGCCGTATATCAAATACGAGCGGACTAATAGTTACAAGGAATACTTTTATATTTGGAAGAAAATCATATAAAGATATATATGTCTAATATATAGACTATACTAACTAATCAATTATGCACGGAACATATTTACAAAACAAAGCATCAGTTGATAGATGGAGAGAAAAGAATAAGGATGGATATAATAGTTATCATAGGAAATATCATTTATGGAAAAAAATCAGATTAGAGTTTTTTAAGATTCTTATAGATATTTAGGAAAAATTGAAATTATATTTATTTATGTTAAACTACTTAAATAAATATCCCCCTATATTATATACTTTAGCAAAAACTAAAATGGAACTGATTGAACGACCAAATATGAAAACTATACACTATTTAAACAGTATTTCATTTGAAGTATTTAAAACTGACTGCATAAATGATGCCATTAATAATGGAAGTAATAAACCTACTCAAAAAGATATACAAACTTGGTATTCATTGTTAAAACAATTTTGCAAGACTAATATTAAAACAAAGGGTATTACCAAGCGTATTTATTCATATTCTATGAATACACCAGCAGGGCTTGGTGGGAGATTATTTTCTGGTGGTTCTATGCAGGGTATATGGGGTGTTTATAGAGGAGCACTTATGAATCAAATCGGCACAGATATTGATATGGCAAATGCTCACCCTGTTATATTGAAATATATATGCAAAAAACACAATATTGATTGCCCACATTTGGAGTATTATATAAATAACAGAGATGCTTGTCTGTCCAAGTTCTCCAATAGAAGTGTTGGTAAAACTGCATATTTGATGGCTACCAATAATGATAAATATAGTATTAAACGTGGATTACCAGAACATTTTAAATCGTATGATAAAGAGATGAAACGTATTCAGGCTGAATTGATAAAAATACCAGATTATAATGCATTATTTGAGACTATTCCTGAATATAAACTCAGTTTTAATTATAATGGTTGTGCAGTTAATCGTATATTGTGCTATTATGAGAACATTATCCTACAACACGCTATACATATCATTAATTCTACTGGTTTAGAAATTGCTATACTTATGTTTGATGGTTGTATGATTTATGGAGACCATTATGATAATCAAATACTTTTACAAACAATTACCAGATATGTAGAGGAACAGATGCCCAATTTAAATATGGTATGGTGTTACAAAGATTGTGATACATCATTAGTTATTCCCGATGATTTTGATGAAGATGAATATACACATTCTGGAGAACTTCGCTTCGTTCAAGATGATA